CTTTCTCACGTTGTGAATCGCAGGCATTAGTTACCAGCTCACGGACGGTTGAAGCGATAGGTGTAGAGTATTGTGAGGATTGAAGAACATCGAAGACAAGTTTCTCAGCGGACTTGTTGATCCGCTTCTGTAAGCCAGCCGAGCTGCTCTGCACTGCCTTACCAATTGTCTTTATGCTCATAATAAAATAGCCCCTATTTTGTAGGGGCTATCAGTTCTAGAATTTTGTTTACTGTTTCGATGTTCTGTTTCTGATTTCGAGGAACGAACAACACGGGAGGGTCCTCTTGTTCCATCAACAGTTTCTTGAACATCTTCCACTTGAGTGGGAAGCGTTCGTTTGCGTAGCCTTTACACTCGATGACCCATTTACCATTGGGGTCTACGAAGTCAGGAGTGTATGTGATATCACGGACTTTGTACTTCTGTTTGTCCTGATACCCTGTCTTGCCATTATCCTCATAGGACTCGTTGCTGTAGTGAAAGCCTTCCATGAGAACGTACTTGTTCTTCTCATAGTCTGACTTGATACCAGCGTCCCTGAGTTGCCTGTAGCAGTGTGCTTCAAGCTGAGATCTAAACTTAATACCGTCTACTTCTTTACTCTTGGCGTTCCGTACTTTCTTTCTTGATGTACGAGCGCCTGTTCTCTTGCCTCTCGATGACATGCTTTGCTTCTTGTAACCCGTGATCTTTTATTAGATCAGAGATATCCTTTGATCTATAATACGAAGGGATGACGATATTGTCAAGCCCATACTTCTCGCAGATCTTAACGGCCATAGTTTGGCCAGGGTTACTGTCTTTATCAAAGTCGTTGTCATACAGGACAATCACTTCTTCGAAGCGCGCTTGCGCCTCTTCGATGGTGCCTTGCCCTGGCACAAGCATTTCTGATTGTAAAGCAATGGATGGGTAGTCAAGCACCGCCAGGCACATGATATCCTTGAGAGAGCTTGTGAGAACCAGAGTCTTACCACGTTCAGGTAGCTGCCTATATCCTTGCAGACATTCCATGCCCACGTTAGAACTCCATTTAAAATCTCTTTCAAGCGGACGGTAAATCTTATAACCGCAGTCAAAACGGTAACGGTAACTGATACTATTGCACGAAAAACGTTGTTCATTGATCCAGTAGTGTGTAATGGGTTGAACGTCAAAGATACGCAATAATTTTTTACTTATGCCAAACTGCTTCCAGTAGGCTGCATCTCTGTAGTCCCAATCCCTTACTCTTACTTGTATCTCTGACCGTTTCTTTTCTTTGAGTATTGGTTCTGCCACCTGTGGTACAAGCCCTTTAACACGTACACCAGTATGCAGGCCCAAACCAAAGCAGCTATCGATGTGTATAAGTGCTCCATAAAAATCTGTATTGTATTTGTATGCCACGTAATCTATGCAGTTGAACGAGTGGTCAGGGTAACCAAAGTCTTTGTAGCGTAAGCTCTGACCTATCAGGGCTATGCTGACTGTGGGTGACTTGTCCTCTCGTAGATCACTGCGGAACTTAGTGTTTAGTTCCTTGAAGTTCCTACAGAAGTATTTGAAGATCTGATACTCAGATACTTTACTCAGCAGGTTTTCTTTGCTCAGGTATTCACCGCTTCTACGTGCTTGGATCATGGTAAGTATAGGGCCGGACTATAAAGATAGCCCAGCCCCTTTAACTTACAACCAATCAGCAGACACGTCAGCTGCTGGTGATTCAGCAGTAGCAACTTCTTTGGGCTGATGGACACCAGGCTCGTAACGCTTGAGCGTCAGATCGTCGGGGTCATAGTCAGCACGAAAGTCGCCATAGTCCTCGTTGAGCGCCTTGATAAACAAGTCGTCACGACGTGGCTTCTCACGACCGAAGTGCTTGGTGTACACAGTCTGATACTTGTCATCCTTGACACCCATCAAGAGACGCAGACGGTTGTCCTTGAGTGCAGTCACATACTGCTTGAGCTCAGTTACATTACCGTTGGTCACAGCTGCGATGTCATCGATGGCACACTCACCATCACGACCGACGTTAGCCCACGCACGCATGAAGTCTATGAGCATCTCCTCACCCACATAGGAGCGACGGACACCCTCGTTCTTGAACCACTCGTACTGAGACGATGGGTTCTCTTTACCCCATGCAGTCTGACCGAACTTGTTGATCCATTGGAACTTCCCAGTGCGAGACTCGGGACGCTCTTCAGGTTGAACAAGTATGTCAAAGCGTGTGGTGAACTCATGCTCTTTGTTGTGAACCCAGAAGGTCAACTTGTTGAGAACACGCTCACCCATCAACACACCATTGTAGTTCTGCTCGCTCTTGACATTGATGCCGAGTGCGTGCAGCTCACCCATGGTAGGATTGACAGCGATGATGTTCACTGTAGCCACGCCACAGTATAGGGGTATGCCCCCACCTCCGACTTCAACGTCGGATGAATTAGATTGTATAGCCATTAGTCTTCGTTTTCGTCTGTGTTGTCAGTGTGTGGATCTGCTTCTGCGATGCCTTGCTGCAACGTCATCTGCGTAGGTGCAGTGTCGTCAACCAGCTGGATACGCATCACTCTTTGTTTCTTTACACGGATACCCTTGAGCTTTGGGTGGGAGAAGATCTCCTTCGCCTCAGCGATAGTCATACCGTACTTCTTTCTGATCTCATCACGGCTCATACCATCATCCTTGATGTGGCTGATCAATGAAGAGATGGTCAACACCTGTGGTGTTTCTTCTTGGGCTACCTCAGGGGCAGCATCTACTCTTGCGTCAAAAGACATGTCGTTGTGTTTAATCGATGAAAATTTTGCTCCAATCAAGCTCACCATCTAGTCCTCGTAGATGTTCACAGCGGGAGCCAGCTGTGTCGTCGTTAGTAGAATCAAAAGAGATTCTGGTTTGTCCCTCACCTCGGTATACATAGCCGATAGCGTCAGAGTTTGCACATGCAATCTCACGCAGCTTGCCAGTCAAGGATAGGTCATTGGCCTTGACTTCTTTGCCGTTCTTCGTGAGGTACTTGTCCTTCAAGTGACCAACGAAGATGACGTGGTCAGCCAGCTTGTTGAGGTTACGGAACCATTTTTGGAAAGACTGTCTCAAGTAGTTGTAGCCTGCACCGTTGGGCAGTGTCAGCACAGACAACCCCTTGTTGTCCTTGTCGAAGTTCTTACCCATGGGTGTGGCTTGATACATTTGCTTTGCATCTTGTTCGCACCACACCTCGAGCTGAGTAACAGTATCGATGGCAATGTACTTGTACGGCTTTCCTTCGCTTATAATCGCTTTACCCACGTGTGCCAACTCAGCGAGGTTGTTGACTTTGATCTTGAGTGCGTCCACCATATCTGACCCGTCCTCGAGGTCAATGATGAGACAGTTCTCAAGCTGTGAGAGAGCAGTGGTCTTGCCGATCTTCGGCGGACCATAGATAATCATGTTCTTAGGTGATTTGCGGGCAGCTTTAACCACCTGTTTGGGAAGTGTTAGTTCGCTCATTGATTGTAAATGTTGATAGATCTGTTTCAAAGGGTATCATACCGAGCAAACCATCACGGTTCTTCTCGATGTGTACTGCCATGAGACCCACAGGGTCTTCACCACAATACTTGTCAGTGATGCCATACAGGTCATACGGACGCTGCAACATCATTACGACGTGTGCGTCCTGACCGATGGAGTCACCACCAAATAGGTCAGTCAAGAGGGGCTGGTATTGTTGTTTGGCACGATACTCCTGCTCGATGTTACGGTTCAGCTGTGACAATAGAATGTTTACGCAGGTCATACGAGCCTGCATCCACATGCATGCCTTTGACAGAACGTTCAGTCGTTGTAGTTCTGTCTCAGCGTTGCCGAGTACCAATCGAGAGTGGTCAATTAGATTGACGATTGTTGCAGTAGGATAACGGTGGAACACCTGTTCGTTGATGTTCTTCACCTTCTCCATGTCCTGCGGGATAGAACAGAAGTAAATGGGATAATTCTTGTACTTCTGTACTGCTTGTACATACAAGTTGTACTTGTCCTGTGTCAGCTTAGCTTCAACTGACAACAGCTCGAACGTCTGAAGCTTTGTGTCTTTCGAGCCAGCACGCAGTATCTGCTGCTCGCCCGGCATCTCAAAGCTCCAATAGAGTACAACTATTTCTTTGTCTGTGTTCCTGTCCAGCAGATCAAAGATCAGTTGGTTTGAGAACGCAGATTTACCTACACCAGGACGCCCAGCAATGACATACATCTTGCCGGGCTGTAGCCCGCCCATCAAGTTCTTGTTCAGCCTCGACCAGTTGGTGGGATACACCAACCTGTTACCACGTATGCCCTTCTGGACATCCATGATAGATCGTTCAACTGACTTCGAAATGTGACGGAGCTGGGGTATGTCCGTTATCTCATAGTTTGCGCGTAATGCGTCGTTGGGAGGTTTGCTCATCTTCTACATCTTCATACTTCTCCCATGTGTAGTTATTCACCCATGTCTGTAGTTGCTGCATGTAGCCAAGAGTGTTGGTCGACTTGCGTAGCTCTAGCTCATTGATCAAACATTTGACAATGAACTTGTGCTTCTGCGTGTCAGTCCCAATAATCTTCTCGTACTTCAGCTTAGGCTTGGCGTTTGCTCTAGCGTTGGCATCCTTAGCCCTCAACACCCGCATATGCCCATTGTTGTAGACCTTTAGAGGAAAGTGGGAGAGAAGCTCGGACCACATCTGATCAAATGAGCCATGGATCATATCCATGAATCCTTGTCGTACTGTGTGGTCTCGTAGCTCCTCCCCCAACTTAAGAAGGCCCTTGGTTTGCAAGGCTTCGGTGTCTGGATTAAGAGATAACTCTTCTAGACAATCATAACTTGTGGCATGCAAGAGGTACAAATATAAGAAATCATCAGCTGTTATCCCAAATTCTTTGAGAGTTTCTGTGTTGATCTCTACAATCATACCAATTATTTAAACACTGCTGTTACCTTACGTCCTTGAATCTCCAGAGTGATGTTGTCTCTGCTGGTCAACAGCTCGATGAGGTAACCACGCACATCCATATCAGTATGAGTGTTTTGCTGACGCTCTTTGCGCAGTTGATAGTAACGATTCTGGACTGAGCTCGTGCTCATCTTTGATCCAGTTTTTCTAAATATCTCCTGCCTCAGCTTGTTGGCTGCAGAAGTCTGAGAGTTGTTACCACGTCTCTCCATGCCCTCGTAGATCATTTTGTCGGTGGCATCTGTGTGCTTTATGTAAGCTCTTGTCTTTTTCATTTCAAATAGTATTCTAGGTCTTCACCTTTTTGAACATTAGTTATTGTTTTTGTGGCATCTTTTAGCCACTTCTCTTCCTGCGAATCGATCACGTACAGGATAAAGATCTTACCGACCTTGTCTCCATCTTTACGAATGATACGCCCCATGCGTTGTATCAAAGGCAGGGACTTGCTGTCCAAGCCTACAATGATACCAACACCAACGTCGGGGACGTCAGTGCCTTGGTTCAGAGCCTTGGTAGAGCACAGTATACGTGCCTCACCAGTTCTGAACTTGTCAATCAAGTTCTCTCGCTGCTTCTTTGTCTTGCCTGAGTGATAGCTATTACCACCCAGTCTTAGAGCTACAGCATCAGCGAACTTGTTTGTACCACCGAAGGTTAGAATCTTCTCGTTGTCATAGAACTCAGTGATGCGCTTTGCACTACCAAGTTTGACACTAGCTTCTTGGATAACCTTACGTCTACCACGCACAGCATTCATGTACTGTGCAGCTACACCCGGGTTACCCTTGATTGTACCAGCGAGAATACCACTGGCTTTGGTCCACGCATCGTGACCACCCAGTGCCATCTTCATCTTGATAAACATCTTCTGATGCTTGTCATACTGTTCCCTTTCTTCAGGGTCAAGCTCGAGTCCGACACACACAAGCTGATACTCTGCAACATACCCAGCCGTCACTGCCTCATCCAACGTGATCTTGTAGCATACGGGAGCTAGGTTGACCAGATGGGTTCGGTACTCAGGATTCTCGGGCACAGTTGCAGTCAGACACATCAGTCTGTCGTACGTATTCTTGTTGAAGAACTCACGGTACACAGGTGACAGACCAAGGTGTATCTCATCACACACGACTACATGATAGTGCTTGTCCTCCAGCTTGTGAGCTGACTGATAGCACATGAAGTCAATGCGATCGAGATATGACTCAAATCCCCACTTGATAAACTCTTTGGGGAACTGATCTTGCAACTGCTGCGTGGGCACTAGGACGAGACACCTTGCAGTATCATCCTCCAGTTCATCAAGACTATTACCAATAGCGAGAACGGCAACACGAGATTTCCCAAAGCCAGTAGCAGCAATAATGCTACCCTTAAACCCTTTACGGGCCCAGCTGTTGAGTGCCTCTTTCTGTGCTCCATCTCTTGATACTACGTCGCCTTTGGTTCTCTGTTTGTTGATCTCTTTCATCATCCTACGAGCTCGTCTTATCTCACTCGGGCTGACTTTCGCGTATTTCATCTTCAATCTCTTCTGTCAGGAAGTCAATCACCTCTGGTGAGATGTTCTGTTCCTGTGTGATTTTGATCTCTTTGATGGAGACCTCGGGGTGAATGTGAGGAGTGTCATAGTCGCCCGACTGTCCTTCTATGACATCATACGTTACTATGACGTCCAATAGTCCGATGTCGGAGTCGATCTGTGTCTCCCAAAAATGCTCTTTCATTTTCTACTACTTTTACATTTACTCTTACAATTTGTCGTTTTAGTGCACTGAGATCTTTTCTCATGAGCTCCATCTCAGTTCGGAGCTTCTGGCACTCTGTTAAATCTGGAGTGCTGTCCTCGATATTCATAACCATTTCGTTTTAGTTGTTGTGTTGCTGTTATCCAGCATTTGACATATAAATCCTTGAACATTGGATCAACCTCCATCAGCTCATCGCAGCGTTGTACTGCGTTGGTGACTGTGGAGTGATCCCGTTTACCTGTGTATTCGCCAAGTTTTTTACAGGTATAACGGTACAGTCTTACTCTACACAAATGGTAGAATATTTTACGTGCGTCTGATAAAGCAGCGTGCTTTGGACGCCCTACAAATTCGTCGTAGTGCACGTTGCACTCACCACATACGGATCTAGCGATGATGTCAAGCTCCCCCGTATCGAAGCAAGACTTGGCTCGTAGTATCCGTTGTGTGTTGTAATGCAAACCTGCATACATATAAGGTGACATTCTCATGTTGTGAATCGATTTGTGCGCCCTGCTGGACTTGAACCAGCGACCGATTGATTATGAGTCAATTGCTCTAACCACTGAGCTAAGGGCGCGAAAAAGGGCCAGCGACGTTTCGCCGGCCCTACCTGAATTGAATGAAACACGTGTGGTTATCGCCTCACACGCGTACCTCGAGCGGGACTCGAACCCACAACCTACAGCTTAGAAGGCTGTTGCAC